AGGCCCTGTGCGACGAGTGCAACCACGAGAAGGGTCAACGAGATAAGAAGAAAATTCAAGAATGGAGGAAGACACATGGATGAAGAGAAAGTGCCGAGCTGGGTGCGTGCGACCGTCGCCTTGCTCATCTATATCGGGATGGCCTACCTGATGAAGGTGGACCTCAAGCTCGCCCTCCTCATATTGGTCGCCTACTACGAACTGAAGCGAGACCGGGAGAAGTGGGACGGGTAGGGGGTCGAAATCTCTCGAGGCGCGATCGCTCAAGACCACGCCCCCAGTTTTGCTCTCGACAAAAGTGATTTTCAAAAATTTGGTGCAAAATGAAGAATGACGATTTAGTGACTACTTTCAGCCAGTGCCGGACCACGACGTACTTCGCGCTCGGTCCGGAGGCCCGTCAGGAGTATGCGAAGGCCTGCCGGATCATGATGGCACGCGGGACGCTGCGCGTCGGGGACCTTCCCGTGGTCGCGGCGTATGCTCAGGCGCAGATTGACGTCCGGGAGGCGCAGAAGGAGATTGACCGGCTCGGCCTCGTTCTGGTCAGCGAGGACCGGTACGGGAATCCGAAGCACGAGGCGAACCCGGCGGTCAAGATCCGGAAGGATGCGGCGAACCAGGTGTCCACCCTGGCCCTGATGCTCGGCTTCACGCCTCTCGGGCGCAAGCGCCTGAAGGGGGAAGAGACGCCGCCGAAATCGGACCTGGACAAATTCATGGAGGGACTGAGCGGTGATAGTAAGGCCTAAGGTACAGCAGCGCGTCGAGCGGTATGTCGAGGACGTCTTGTCTGGTAGGATCCCGTCTTGCCGGACGATCACCCTCGCCATCGAGAGGTGGGAGCGTGACATGGCGAATTCGGACCTCTATGTGGACTGGGACGTCTTGACGAATTTCGACAAGTTTGCCTATGAGTTCAAGCACTACAAGGGCCCGCTCTCCGGCCAGCCATTCCTCTTGGAGGACTGGGAGCTCTTCATCGCCGCAAACGTCCTTTCCTTGAAATGGAAGTCCACCGGCAAGAGGAAGTACCGGCAGGCGGACATCGAGGTGCCCAGGAAGAACGGCAAGACCTTCTTCGTGGCCGTGCTCGCCCTGTTCCTCCTGCTGCTGGACGGGGAGTCCGGCCCCGAGGTGTACACGGCTGCCACGGACCAGGCGCAGGCCCGCCTCTGCTATGACGCTGCCGAGACGCTTGTCAAGAGGTCCATCTTCGCACCGATGGTCAAGATCTACAACTGGGGCCTGAAGGTGCCTGGCTCCGTCGGTGTGTTCAAGCCCCTGAGCAAGGACACGGAGAACAAGGATGGCCTCAACATCAGTGCGGCCATCTGCGACGAGGTCCACGCCTGGCCTAACACGAAGATGACGGACGTGATCAAGACGGGCACCAGCGCCCGGGCGCAGCCGGTCATCTTCAGGATCTCCACGGCCGGACTGGACACATCCGTTCCGTACTTCCGCGACATCGAGGACTACATCAAGGAGCTGGAGGGCGTGCTGCCCCTGGAGGAGGACCACTTCTTCTTCCTGTACACCCCGGACAAGGGCGACGACTGGGAGGACGTGGAGGTCTGGAAGAAGCTGAACCCGAACCTCGGTGTCTCCAAGACGTGGGACTACATGTGGAGTGTCTATAACGAGGCGAAGACTCGTGGCGGGTCGTATGTGACCAACTTCAAGACGAAGGACCTCAACTGGTGGGTGAACGCTCCGGACACCTGGATAGAGGACGAGGACGTCGAGGCGAACAACGCGCCCTTCGACCAGGAGGACCTCCGACACGAGGAGTGCTACGTCGGTCTGGACCTCGCGTCCAAGAGCGACATCTCGGCGGTCTGCCTGTTCTTCCCCAGGTTCAATGTCGCCCGCTTCCTCTTCGTGGTTCCCGAGGCGAAGGTGGAGGAGGTGAAGGACCGGGTGGACTACCGGCTCTGGGCGGATCGGGGCTGGCTGACCATCACCCCCGGCAAGGTCCTGGACGAGGACTGGTTCGTGGACTTCCTGCTGAAGGAGCTGGAGCCCTACGACGTGAAAAAGGTGAGCTATGACCCCTGGGCGATGTGGAACATCCTGCCCAAGCTGAGCCGGTACAAGGACGAGCTGCTCGCAGCGCAGCAGAGCATCCGGTACATGAGCGTCCCGTCGAAGTGGATCCAGTCGGCGGTCCTTCAGCACCGGCTGAATTTCCTGGACAATCCCGTCATCCGGTGGATGTTCAGTAACGTGGTGATCTACACCGACCCGAACGCCAACATCAAATTGGACAAGGCCCGCAGCCGCAACAAGATCGACGGCGTGGTCGCCCTGGCTGATGCCGTCTTTGGATGGCTCGACGAGACCGGCGGCGAGACGAAGGAGATCTACAAGGACCACGGCCTCCGTGTAATCTCGATGGACGACTGATATGGAAGACTTGAAGCGAATGGTGACCAGGAGCGGCTTCTCGGAGGTATTCTGGGAGCGCATCCAGGCGGACCGCCGGAAGGGCGGGAAGCTCACTTTCCGGGCTTGCTACGCGCAGATGGAGCTGGAGTACGAGGCCGAGTACGGCGAGCCGAAATACCCCTCCTACGAGGCCTTCCGGAAGGCCCGAGAAAGAATGTCAAGGCATAGATAAACAACGGGACAAATGTCCCGTCCGGAAGCATCCTTGTGCCATATCTTTGCACAAAGATCGCTTCTATGCCTCTATTTACCAGAATAAGCAAATGGATGGCATCACGTAGAAGTGATGCTACCGTGACGGTGGCCCCTGACAGTATTGTCGGGGCGGCCGCCCCTTTTGGCGTGTCCGTCAACAACCAGGCTGCGCTGAAGGTTACCGCCCTGTATGCGGGCATCCGGATCCGGTCGGAGAACATCGCCTCCTTCCCCAAATATGTCAAGAAGCGCACGTCGGAAGGCCTCGTCGATGCCCCGCAGCATCCCGCCTTCCGGGTGATCAACGTCCGCCCGAACTCCTATACGGACAAGTTCGACTTCTGGAACGTGATCAACACGTGGCTGGACGGCTGGGGCAACGCCTACGCCTACATCGAGCGCGACGGCGGCGGCAGCCCGATTGCCCTCCACCAGATCCATCCGTCCTGGGTCACCGGCATCACCCTCGTGAACGGCAGGTATAAATGGTACCGGGTCCAGTGCCCGGATCCCAACCGCTCCTGGCTTTCCGGGGTCTGGCCTGACGAGGACATGCTCCACTTCATGCTCGTCACCCTCGACGGCATCAAGGGCGTGAATCCGGTCATCTACAACGCCATGGCGCTCGGCAAGTCCATCGCCACGGAGAAGTTCGCGGCCGAGTTCTACGAGCGTGGCGGTAACCTGAAGGCGGTCCTGGAGTCGGACGGCAATTTCGGCGACGAGGAGTTTGCGAAGTTCATGAAGCACTTCAAGCTGAGCGCCCGCAACTTCGACACGCCTCTGCTGGAGTACGGCGTCAAGTACAAGCAGCTCTCCGTCAACCCGGTCGCTGCGGCCCTCATCCAGTCGGAGACCTTGTCAATCCAGGACGTCTGCCGCATCATCAACATCCCGCCCCACATGGTCGCGGAGCTCTCCCACGCGACCTTCAGCAATATCGAGCACCAGACCATCCAGTTTGTCCAGTATTCGCTCCGCCCCACCGTGAAGCGGCTGGAGGACGAGCTGGAGCGCAAGCTCTTCTTCGATGACGAGCTCGGCGTGTACAGCGTCAAGTTCGGCCTCGACGGACTGCTTCGCGGTGACACCCAGGCCCGCAGCGCCTACTACCACAACGCCATCCTCGACGGCTACATGAGCCGCAACGAGGTGCGCGAGCTGGAGGGCCTGCAGCGCAAGGAGGGCCTGGACGATATGCTGTACCCGCTGAACACCGGCGTGGTGGGGAAGACCGAGGGAGAAGACAGTTAATGCTATGGACAAGATTTTAGTCAGGGCCTTCGTGCCCGAGATCCGGAAGAAGAACACCGACACCCGCACGGTGACTTTCGTCGCCTCCGACGGATCGCGTGACAGCGCTCACACCGTCCTCAACCAGGCCGGCTGGGATCTCAAGCGGTTCAACGCGAATCCCGTCATCGGCTACAACCACGAAGTCTATGGTGCCTGGGACACCAAGGACGTGGACTTCGTCATCGGCAAGGGCCGCGCCTACGTCGAGGACAACACCCTCCTGGTGGACATCACCTTCGAGCCGAAGGAAATCAACGAGCTCGCGGAGAAGGTTTACCAGAAGATCCTCTTCGGTTCCCTGAACGCCGTGTCCGTCGGCTTCCTTCCCATCGGAAAGGGCGCCTGGGGCAAGGGCGAGGAAGGCCCGGGCGAGGAGCGCGAGACCTACTACTACGCCGGACAGGAGCTCCTGGAGATCTCCGTCGTGAACATCCCCGCGAACGCAAACGCCACCCGCAAGGGCGAGGATTGCGCCGAGGAGGAACTGAAGGCCCTCCGGGCCGAGGCTGAGGCCGACAAGCCGGAAGACCCCAAGGATGACGGACAGGATCCCGGTGAGGACCGTGCGGCGGACTTCGCTGCCATCGAGCAGCGCG